CCCCCCCCCATACCTTTTCCCCCTCTTTAACGGCAATGGTTAATGGACTAAGGATAAAGGATTATGGACTTATATGATGTGCCCGACATGGAATTCGGGAAATCTGGATCTAAGGGTTACCTCAAAGGTAGTGAAATTCCCTCGCAGGGGTATAGTAGCTAGCTTTGTGCCTTAGTGAAGGGACCGTGTGTTCTAGACATGGTAGTTGTGTAGGTACAAGAGGACTTCATTTGAATATCCTCGATCCCGGACCTAAATTACCTTGTGGATTTCCGGAGGAATTTAGGAAACCACCTCCTTCGGGAGGCTAGTAGGAGCTTACATGACTCTCGGATTGGGAAGTCCGAGCTGGACCATGACTGGGTGATAGCCTGCCGGCTGGCGCAGTTCACATGGTATAGTCAGTTGAAAATAAATAGAAAATCATGGCATCCTCAACTTCTTTTTCTTGCTACAAAAACAATGTAACTAAGAATGAATGTACCTCATTCCACGCACCTGTGGAAATGATGCCTCGATGCATGCAACACTCTGCAGTTAACCATTATTATTGTGCTAGGCACTATGGAAAAAGACCTAACGTGTGTTGTGCATGTGAGAGTATAATGTGTGGGAGAGATGTATCATGGGCCTTCATTAAGAAACAAGCCAGAGAAAATTTTTACAAGGCCTATTGTTCTGAGAAGATGAAGAGGGTCCCAGAAGAAGTTCAGTTTCAAGGCAGGCTGCCTGATTGTGACGTCACAGATTGTCTTCACAGGGTATGTGACCATCACGAAGGAAGAGCAAAAATTGGTGATTTGAAAACATGCTGCTTCTGCAGTAGGTATGGAGAATTTAGTGATCCCTATGATTGGATGGTCGCCAATAGGAGATATGAATGGGTTGCTTGTAATGGTAGACAGTTTCCAGTGTCTCAACATCCTGCCTGTATTCCAGATGGAAAGGTCCACATGCGATGCCCATTGCATGCTGGGAGAAAGAGTGCATGTTGCACTTGTGAACACCTCAAAATGGAGAGTGCAATTAGGAAAACAGGCAACACTGAGGTCAAGTGTGCTGAGAAGCAGGGATTAAAATCTCCAGGATCAAATGAGCCTGTCAATGTCCTTGTAGGGAAGTTTCATTGCACTGACATGAAGTACATAGCCCCGTATCAGATTAGGCTCCACTGTTGTGACACTGGTGACCATGGAATTTGTGGAAAACACTTTAATAATACTATTTGTTGTAGATGTCTCAAACACCTCAATTCAACAAGTAAGTGGGACACAAACCAACATTGCTGTGCAGATCATGAAGTCACTAAAACAGAAAGGCGAATGCAGATTTTCAAAACGCCTCACTGTAAAGTGGTTCCATACATGAAAGTTGTTGATGAAGAAAAGGAAATGAGTTCGAGTGAGCCTATGGAATCTAATTGGACATGTGTGGGTAAATACCAGCAGAGTTATGACTTTGTGAAACAGAAGGTGAGTGTCACCAAGGATGTAGATGTGCCAGACACAACAAGGGAGGACCTCTTCAGATATGGAGAAGCTATTGATTTCCCCTGTTATTTCACTGGTCGAAGGAAAAGTTGTGGCCCACAGTGGAAGTGTTACCATCCTCCAGGGAGCAAAAGACTTCATTGGTATTGTTCAGGACACTATGACGAGAGACCACGCCGGTACGCGTGTTGTGCGTGCTGGGATGACAGCGCAAATGTAAACAAAGACACTGTCAAGGAAATGTGGTATGCCTTTAAGAGAAATAAGATTGCATGTGCTGAAAAGCAAGGTCAAGTGCAATCCAATCAAACTGGCAATTCTCCAAATGTAACACCAGTTAATGCCACTAATGGGTCACAAGTAACAACTATTAATTACTATGGGGCACAATATGCACAGGCATATAATCCATCCAGTCAGACAATGGATCCATCACAGTTTACTGAACCAATGGTAAGCCTAACATCTGCTGCGACAGGAATTCCCATGTTACAGAATCCATCAGCAGAGGAGTGTGGATATTCAGATAGGATGATGCAACTTACGGCTGGTAACTCCACACTCATTACACAGGAAGCTGCGGCTGGTGCTGTGATTGCATATGGTAGATGGCCTGGAGATACAGACTATTCTGGAGCTGCTGTTGACTTGCCTACAAGACCAGGTCCCTCATGTGACAGATGGTATACTGAAGACACCTTTTACTGGTCAAAAACTGGATTGAATACAACTTCTGGTGGTGAGGCAACAGGGCATGTTGTTTGTGGTGGCTTACCTGGTGTTCTCATAAAACAAGGTGTCTTTGGTCAGAATTGTGCATTCCATTACCTTTGGAGAGGAGGGTTTGCTGTTCACGTGCAGTGTAATGCAAGTAAGTTCCATCAGGGAATGTTGATGGTTGTGGCAATACCAGAGCTTGAGATGAAGAATATGAAACCAGAATATTTCTATAGGTGGAATAATTACCAAGAGAACCCAGGGACAACAGAACAGGCTTTTGTTCCAACACAACTGAATGTCTTTCCACATCAGTATATTAATCTCAGGACTAACAATAGTGCGACACTGGTGTTGCCTTATGTAAATTTGTGCCCACAATCTTGTCCAGTTATACACAGTCCTTGGGTGATTGCCATTGCAGTGATGGTACCACTAGATTATAGTACAGGAGCAACAACAGAAGTCCCCATTACAGTGTCAATTTGTCCAATGGAGAGTGAGTTTGGAGGTCTGAGAAATGCAACTATCTTACAAGGAGTGCCAACCTTCCAAGTACCTGGATCACAGCAGTTTATGACAACACTGAGAAATGATGGATTCCCAGTTATGCCAGACTTTGAAAAGACACACAGTTTCAACCTCCCCGGAAGGGTTAGGAACCTTCTAGAGGTTGCACAAATACCAACATTGGTAACTGGTTTGAAAGAAGGAACTGAGGGATGGCATAGACCTTGGCTAGTAAATATTGAGCAGAGTATGAATTCTGGTGCACAAATTTTCCAAATGGATATGTCACTCATGTCAGTCAATTTTGAATCTACATATTTGGGACAATTGGCTAGAATGTATGCACAATATCGGGGTGATGTCATAATAACTCTGACATTCTGTGGAACAGCAATGACAACTGGTAAGATCCTCATTGCTTACACTCCTCCTGGAGCAAATCCACCTGCTGATAGAACAGAAGCTATGTTGGGAACCCATGTGGTCTGGGACATTGGATTGCAATCTTCAGTCACGATGGCAATTCCTTTTATATCCACAGTGCAGGCAAGATATACTGGGGTTGAAGAATCTACACTGTCTTACTGTGGGTACATAACAGCCTGGCTACAGACAAAATTGGTTCATCCAGCTGGTGTTCCAACCACCAGTCCCATTGTAGTGTATGCTTCAGCTAGTAATAACTTCACCTTCAAGTGCCCAATAGATAGTGCATACTTCCAGGGACTTGGTGACCAAATAACTTCACAAGTGGAAGGGTTGATGAACTCAATTGGTGGGGCTTTGCAACTCCCCTCTACAACACCAGGAGTCCCACAGATTAGTGCACCCCCACCGAGTAATAATGAAGGGTTAACCATCACTGAGGGAGGCAGTGGCAACTTAACAGCAATTGAAACAGGTGTAGCCCAAACATCTGCTGCAGATGTCCAAATGGCAACTAGAGTCACAAAGGCAACATTTTCTGCACAAGACACTGATGTAGAGTTTTTCTTCTCAAGGTATATGCTTATAGGATCTGTTGGAAGTCGACAAGGAACCCAGGACTTTGCCAAATTTGACATGTCTTTTGAGGCCATTAAGGGAGCTAGTAGGGCAATTAGAACAAAATTTCAGATGTTTACATATATGAGGTTTGACTTGGATGTGGTTCTGGAGCCGCTAGAAGAGATTCCTTATCAGGTGATGTACTGCCCCACTGGGTCAGTTGTACCAGCAAACTCTATAGATAATTGGAACACAACTTGTAATGCAGTGATTACTCAACGACCTGGTAAGAATGTTTCATTTAGAGTACCATTTACGTCACCGGGGAATTTCTTTGCCACAGCTTATAATGGTTACAATACATTTGATTTGACTGGTGGTTATGCACAGCCCCCAAATGGGAAACTTGGAACAGTTTGTATTAGGAAGATGAAAACAACTCAGGACACCTTTTCCTTCCTTGTCTATGTTAGACCAGTGAACATTGAAGTGTTTTGCCCAAGACCAATTGTCACATATAATACACAGGTGGCAGTAACCAGATCAAAATATAGGATAGTTTCAGTTCCAGAAGAGAGCCCAGAAGCAAGTAGAATGCACACAACTGTGTTTGCACACAAACAAGGACCTGTGACATTCCAGGGATTGGGAGACTGGTTGAAAAATCTTGTTTCATCTGGTGGAGAAGCATTCTCTGATGGTCTAACAAGAGGCATAACATCAGCCCTTGATGACTACAATGCAAAATCAAGTGAGGTTACGCCGAGAACTGCCAAGTGGGTGAAAACTATCTTAAAATGGTTAACAAGGATAATTTCATCAATGGTAATAGCAGTTAGATCTGGAGGAGACCCAGGAATTATGGCTGCACTAGGTGTGTCCCTTGGAATTGACATTTTGACCACTGATCCATTTGACTACATGAAGCAGATGATTTTAGCAAACTTTGGATGGGCACACAAGCAAGGACCTAGTGATTGGCTCAAGGACTTCAATGCTGCCATTAATGCTGTCAAGGGCTTGGATTGGATTGCAACAAAAATTCAGGAATTTATTAAGTGGTTGGCCGGTGTTGAAAGTGAAGTCAAAGAGAAGAGTGAGAAGCTCCAGAATGTTTTGGATGCCATTCCGCTGTACATAAGTGAGTGGGACGACTATGAGAAGGCAAAGTTCAAGTACAGAGAGCAATCAGTTTTGGATTTGGCTGAGAAAATACTTGAGTCAAAGAGAGTGCTCCTTGAGATGCAGAAGACAGACAATAGGATTTACCTCACTTTGGTGAAGTATGCTGAAAAGGCCAGTAAATTCATTCAGAATTCAAGGAAAAGACCATTTGAACCAATTGGAATGCTTGTTCATGGAAAACCTGGGTGTGGAAAGTCACTTTTAACATCAATTTTGGGAAGACAATTGTGTAAGATGATGGGTAAAGGAGAGCCATACTCTATTCCACCAGATCCAGATCACTTTGATGGGTACACAGGTCAAGAGGTTGTGATAATGGATGACTTGGGACAGAATCCAGATGGAAAAGATTGTGCTCTGTTGTGCCAAATGATTTCAACGACAGAGTTTATTCCACCCATGGCAAGTCTAGAAGAGAAAGGCATACCTTTTACATCAAAGTTTGTCTTGGCCTCGACCAACCTGGAGAACTTGGCACCGATAACTGTGTCAGAGCCTAGGGCAATTCAGAGGAGATTCCAACTGGATTTGGAGATGACAGTGTGTGATGAGTACAAGACAGCATCAGGACACCTCGATGTGGCTAAGGCAATGAAACCATGTGAAGAACATGAGTCAATGCACTTCAAGTTTTGTACACCATTCATTTGTGGTAAGGCCTGCAAGATTTACAATAGAAGAGAGAAGAAGTTTACCACTCCTGATTTACTGATTGGCAAGTTGACTGGTTACAGAAGGGAGAAAATTAATACAAATGACATGGTTGATGCACTGTTTCAAGGGCCGAGGAAAGTTGTAAGTCTGAAACCTACTCTCAAGTTCCTGGACGATGAAGAACTCAAAACTCCAGTGAAGCTCATGCCAGAGTGCATTGAAGATCTCATTAGAAGTGTGCATGACCAACGCATCATTGACTGGTGCGAAGACCAGGGATACATTTTTGAACCACACATGCAGCACTTTATAGTAGAGAGAGAGAGTAAATGGCTGAAGACAGTAATAAAGACTACAGTCACTTCTTTGGCTGTTTTGGGAGCTGTGTGTGGATTGATCTATGCAGCTTGGAGACTCTGGCCAACATCTGAGCAAGGAGCATACACTGGAAATCAGAGAGCTGTTTTGAAAAGACCTGAGTTAAGAACAGTGCAAGTGCAGGGGCCTGGAACTCATCCAGATCTTCAGTATATCCAGGCATTGCTCAACAATAATATCTTCCCAATTGAGACTGGATCTGGACCATACACAGCCTTAGGCATATTTGAAAGATGGTTTGTTCTCCCAAAACATGCTGTGGTGGAGCCAATGATGGTTGGTGGCAAACAAATTGACTGTGATGACATAGTGGAATTGAGATCAAATGGAAAAATGCTTGAACTCGTTGCCCTTCATTGCCCAACATTGAATGAGTTCAGAGATATTAGAAAACACCTGCCTGAGTCAATTCATGGAGAGGATGGTTGTTATCTGGTGATGAATTCTAGTGTGTATCCAAGAATGAATACATCTGTGGGGAGAGTGTCAGTCTTTGGCTTGCTGAACCTGGATATGCAGATGACTCACAATACACTCACTTATGCCTACCCAACTAAAACAGGACAATGTGGTGGTGTCATTTGTAAAGCAGGACAAGTATTGGGGATTCACATTGGTGGTGATGGTTCAAATGGATATGCTGCATCTCTCAAAAGGTCATACTTTGCATCTCTTCAAGGACAGATTGTGGCTGAGAGACCCGCCAGGAAAAGTGTCAATGTCAGATCGACAACTTCACTTCAACCATCGGTTTGGCATGACATTGTTCCAGGTGAGAAGGAACCTGCAGTTTTGAGTAAGTTTGACAAGAGATGTGAGGTGGACTTTGAGAAGGCTCTATTCTCCAAATACGAGCAGAATGTGGCTGTCCCTGAAAATGAAAATGTGAGAACAGCAACTCTCCATTATCTGGAACAGATAAGACCACTGATGCCAGAAAATGTGACAGAGCCACTACCACTCGAGGATGTAGTCTATGGCATGGAAGGACTGGAAGCTTTAGATTTGAATACATCTGCTGGATACCCTTATTGCACCATGGGTATTTCAAAGAAATCACTGATTCCACCAAAGGGAGAGCCCTTGACTCGTCTACAGGAAGCGCTTGACCTTCATGGCACAAGATTGCCTTTTGTTACTTTCTTGAAGGATGAGTTGCGACCTAAGGACAAGATTAAGGTTGGAAAGACAAGATTGATTGAAGCCTCCAGTTTGAATGACACTATTCACATGAAGACACATCTTGGACGCCTGTTTGCTGTGTTCAATCAAAATCCAGGTACAACAACAGGTTCAGCAGTTGGGTGCAATCCAGACACTGATTGGTCAAAATTTGTCAATATGATTGGACATGATAACATCTGTTGTTTTGATTATAAGAACTTTGATGCCTCTCTTGGATCTGTGTGGTTTGAGGAAGTGAAATTTATTTTGAGAAGTCTAGGTTTTGACCCGCAGATTACAGATTCAATGATTGACCACATCTGCAATTCAACACACATTTACAGAAATAAGGAATATGATGTGGAAGGTGGAATGCCATCAGGGTGCTCGGGAACCTCCATCTTCAATTCAATCATTAATAACATCATTGTGAGAACTCTGGTCTTGGACACCTACAAAGGTATCGATCTCGACCAACTCCGTATTCTGGCCTACGGTGATGACCTACTGGTGTCCTATCCATTTCCACTTGACCCAGAGGCATTAGCAAGGGCTGGAAAGGTGTATGGTCTTAAAATGACACCTGCAGACAAGAGTGAACACTTTGATGGGCCAAAGAAAATCTGGGAGGTGACCTTCCTGAAGAGGGGCTTTAAGCCTGATTCTCGGTACCCATTTCTCATTCATCCAGTGTACCCAATGGATCAGGTGTACGAGTCTCTCAGATGGACTAGGAAACCTTCTGAAACACAACAACATGTGAGGTCATTGTGCGAATTGGCCTGGCACAATGGCGAAGAGGAGTATAACAACTTCCTGAGCATAGTAAGATCAACCCCTGTTGGAAGAGCTCTTACCTTACCTGCCTATCAGGTAATGTGCCAGAAATGGTATGACTCCTTTTGACCCTCTCTGCTTTGCAGGAGGGTCAAGTGTATTGGTGTGGCTAGCCAAAGGGAATAGCCCCTCCTAATGAGGTTGTTGGGCGCGGCGTCCCAACTCAAACAAAACGCGTCGGATAATTTCTTAACACATAATCACTTTAATCATTAGTTGTTAGGATTTTAATCATTAGTTTAGATATAGTTTGTTAGTTGATAATTAGATTTGTGATTAGTTTAATTGTTGATTGGCATTTTATAAAAAAAAAAAAAAAAAAAAAAAAAAAAAAAAAAAAAAAAAAAAAAAAAAAAAAAAAAAAAAA